ATTGCTGCAACAAAAACAGAAACGTGGGGAAACGCAGACAAAGATCAACTCAGTTTGACACCTGCCCAGCGCGACATCGCGGTTAGCAAATTTACAGCGCAGTTTTCGGTGCAACCTGTTGTCGAACTGGCTGTAGCGGCGTAAGACTCAAACCCGACTTATAAAAACTGGAGAATTAAAATGCAATTATCAGATGCAATTGAGCATGACCTAGCAACACTTGGCTGGAACGCACAGCCCGATGGCTGGCAATGGTGCGACTACGGTTTTGTGTGCGCTTGGGTCGATCCCGAAGCCGTGGAGTTAATCGAAGGGCGTATTGAATGGGAGAAAGCATGAACGTCGAACCCTGCATGTGCGGTGCCACGGATTGCTCTCGCTGTTATCCGAACCAACCCGCAAAGCCCACGGCTCGGCATTACGAACTTGCGCTGGAAGGCGTGGTGGAAACCGTAATGGACTGCGGAATGTGGCCGCAACCGGTCAAAGGAAAATTCAAAAAATCAGAGTTTGATCTTTACGATTTCCTGCTGGAAGAACGCGACCCTAGTTATTTTCTTGAAATGTATATTGGCTGCGTTACTGAAAGAGATGTATCAGACCGCATCCGGCGCGAGCAGGAAACAATAAAAGAAATGCTAGAAAAGCACTTTAAAGACTCGGATATTGTGGCAGACCTTGCCGCCGAGTATGCGGGTGAAGAATGAGCATCTCAGAAGTGTGTTTTTATGTCTGCGTCACTGGCGCAATCGTGTGTTTTTCAATCTTAATATGGGGGCAAAAATGAACAAAAGCGAAAGTATTGCAGGACTTGCAGCAGCACTGGCTCAGGCGCAGGGCGTGATGAAAGGCGCACTTAAAGACTCTGCAAACCCGTTTTTTAAGAGCCGCTACGCTGACCTTGCCAGCGTGGTCGAAGCCATCCGCACCGCGTTTTCTGCTAACGGCCTGTCCTACATCCAGACGGTAGAGCCAAGCGACAAAGACGAAGTGCGGGTAGAAACCACGCTGCTCCACGCCTCCGGTGAGTGGATTTCTTGCGGTATCCTGTCTCTGCCGGTAAGCAAGATTGACGCGCAAGGCTACGGCTCGGCACTTACCTATGCTCGACGTTACAGCCTGAGCGCCGCGGTCGGAGTGGCACCAGAGGACGATGACGGGAATCTAGCGAGCGCAGCTAAACCCAAGCCGACGATGGATTGCACAGATCACATCAGCGCATTTCACGCCGCTGCAACGCTTGATGACCTTCAAACAGCCTTCAAAACGGCATACAAAGCTGCTCAGACGCTGCAAGACTCAATGGCGATGGCAACTCTCACAAACAGTAAAAACAAGCGTAAAGCTGAATTGGCGGTGGCATGAAAATCATTGATGCGGTTCAGGGAACACCGGAATGGCTCGCTACTCGTAGCGGACGGGTTACGGCCAGCATGATTTCAAATGTCTTGATGAAGCCCGAAACAGCGGGATTTCGGGACTACCAGGCGCAGCTCGTTGCTGAAATCTTGACCGGCAAACCACAGGGCTCGGACTATACAAACGCCCACATGCAGTTCGGCACAGAGACAGAGCCGCTTGCACGAAGCGCCTACGAAGCCGAGACAGGGTTTAGTGTTGACGAGGTAGGGTTATGTATCCATCCGAACATCGAACGCGCTGGTGCCTCTCCTGACGGTTTAGTGGGCAATTCGGGGCTGGTAGAGATCAAGTGTCCGAAGGTTGCAACGCACCTTGCCTACCAGATTGCCGGAGTTGTCCCGGCAGGATACAAAAACCAGATGATGTGGCAAATGGCGGTAACCGGCAGGGACTGGTGCGATTTCGTCAGTTTCCGCCCTGACCTTCCTGAACATTTACAACTTTTTATCGTTCGTTTTAAGCGAGATTCTGAGAAAATATTAGAGCTGGAAACCGCCGTAATTTCTTTTCTGTCCACCGTGGACGCAATGCTGGCAAAACTCAAAAAGGTTAAATAATGCACATTTCAATCGTCTGGCACGACCGTAGCTTCAACATCAACCTGCATTCGTCGGAAGGAAAAGATGCGTTTTTGGAATTGAAAGGCTGTCGCATCCAGCAGTCGCAGAAAGGTGAGTTTGTCTCTATGCCAAGCACCAAAAATGCGGCTACCGGCAAATACTGGAACCACGCCTACATCAACTCTGCGTTTCAAGTAAAGATTTTGGAGTTAGCAAAAGCGTCGCAGCCGGTAGAGCAAAAAACCGAGCCTAAAAAAGAGCTTAAAACTTTTGCTGACATTGACGACGACATTGCATTTTAGGAGCCAAAATGAAAGTTAATACAGAGTTCGTCAATCCTCCGATATACAGTCGTGATTTTGATTGGAGCGCCACGCACGACGGTTACGACGAGGGCGATCCTATGGGTTGGGGTCGCACCGAGGAAGAAGCAATATCAGATTTGAAAGAGCAGCAATGAAAGAATTTAGACTCAAAGTTAGTGTCCGCAATAATCTGCTTTTGTCGGCAATCGAGGTGCAGGGTTATTCCTCGGTTGCCGAATTTGAGAGGGCTTGCGGGCTTGGCATGGGCAGGATTAACAACTTGGTTGCAATGCGAGAAGCACCAATTCTGCAAAGCGGAGAGTTTTCCCAAAACGCAAAACTGGTCATGGAGGTGCTAGGCGCGGCACCCACCGACCTTTGGACAGAGCAGCAGTTGACTATTAAGCTGAAAACAAACAGCGGTGAGCGAGCCATTGATGCTGACATTGTGCAGCATCTGCTAGAGCAGAAAGACAGAACCGACTACCTGCCATCGCCAGAGGACTCACTGCTGGCGGCTGAGACATCGGCAATCGTGCAGCAGGTTTTAGGGACTATCAGTCCACGCGAGAAAGACATTTTGCAGGAACGATTTGAAAAGGATTTAACCCTTGAAGAAGTTGGGAATCATCACGGAGTATCAAGAGAAAGAATCCGTAGTATTGAGGCAAAAGCATTGCGAAAATTACGCGACCCGACACGTTCGACAATTTTGAAGGATTTATATTGATGAATACTTTTATGAATGCATTGCTGCCTCAATTTCACGTAGTGCGAAACGCAAGGAAAATATCGTTTTGGGTTCCAGCAGAAGATTTTTCAGCAGATACAGGCATGACATATTTGCAAGAAGTGGAACATGACCTGCGGATATTTCAGCGGCGGCTGGACAAGGCAATTGCAACTGGTGTGTGCGGCCAGCGGCTGGAACTCATACGGCGGCAGAGGGATTACAAACGGAAAGTGTTTCTTAACTTACGGAAGAAAGAGGCAACAAAATGAAAATATTTAAAGACTTTAATTTTGAAGCGGCTCATCATTTACCAATGGTTCCAAAAGAACATAAATGCTCGCGGCTGCATGCGGATGCTGGGACTCCGGGCCGAAACATTACGAGTGCGCTTTGAGGGAAGTAAAACGGTTGAGGGGCGACATGAACAAAGACGATATGTTGGAAAGTATTTTGCACAGTCTTGAACGGATTGAGGCAAGGCAAAATAAGCCGTGGGTTGGCCTGACGCACGACGAAGCAACAATAATATGGGAACGCGTTGATGATCGTGATGGTTGGGAGTTAATTATGCAAGTGCAAGCAAGATTGAAAGAGAAAAACGGTGGCTGACCTTCTCGTAGAACACTCACCAGTCCTCGGCCTGCTGATCGTAGGAGTTATTGTCGTGATTGTGGAATACATAAACTTGAGGAGATGAAATGAACTTTATTAACTGGATTAGACAACTGTATACCCCGGCAACCTGCGAGGAACTTATGGTGCGGGAACTGGACACGGCGAGGCGGGATTTGCTGCTGGCGGAAACCGCGTTGGACTACGCAGAAAGCATGGTGCTTTATAACAATCAGCGAATACAGAGACTGACAGAAGCACTCAAAGAGAGGTTGCAATGACGTTAGCTAAAGAAGTCGCAGACGCTGCGGAGAAGTTAACTCAAAGACGGTGGTGTTCCAACTGCCAGGCCCACAAAAATACCGCTGGCGGCGTGTACATCTCAATAAACAAAGGCAAACAAAAGCGGTGGAAGTGCGAGGCTTGCAAATTACCTTAGCATTTCCTCGGCAGTTTTCTTACCTTCTGCAACGCGGTTAAGCCAGCCCTTGCCAAACGTAGGAAAATTATTAAGGCTACGATAAAAACTTTCTTTAGCTGCTGAGAACACACGTATAAAATCTTCTGCATTTGCGGTAAGTAATGCCTGCGTAGTTATGGGGCCAAGCGCCCCGTCTGCGTTAATACCTAGCGACTTTTGGGCTGTCTTAATTGCGCGGGATGGGCCAGCATTAACAGCAAAATCAAACAGCAGATAATCAGAACCAGCAGGGAGGACATCCCCACATACAGTATCCCAGTAATTCTTTTTATACAACGGTGCCACCATCTCTCTGGTGAGGCTACGCATCTCTGCTTCGTCAACTGGATGACCGACATAATCCTCCCACACTCTTTGGGTTACGCCGAGATTCGTCCTGCCGCCTGGGTCTGATGGATGATTGACATACCCGCCTTCGTGCTGCAATACCAGCGCCAGCGAGCGTTCAAAGTTATCTTTCATCTGTTGCCTTCTACGTTCTTTACTTTCTCAACTGTGCGGAGGCTTCCAAGTCCAAGCATTCCAAGCAGCACTGGCATCATTTCAGACAACTCCAACCTTGGCGCTAGAGCTAATTGCTCTGCCATGCCGGTAGTGCCAAAAGTAAACACAAGGAACTGAGCAAACGGCAGCAGGACGTAGCTGTAAGCAAACGCGGCAGCACAGCACCAGCCGACCGCTGGCCTCCAGCCGCTTACAAAGATGTTTGAATTTTTAGCTTCTTCGACGTTTGTTTGAATCTGTAACTTAGCAAGATCAGTCTCGGCGGCGAGCTGCGCCAGATCACCTGTCATCTGCATTTCAAGCAGCTTGAGTTTGGCCTGTTCAGCCTGGGCAGGATCGGGTATAAACTTGTCGATCAGTTTGGAACCGATACCGAGAATTGCAGCTAGAGGGAACATTATTTGCCCGCCCGGTTATTCCAGAGTTCAAAGAGGGTTCGTACTTTTTCTTCAATAATAGCAACTCGCAAGTCGATTTTGGACAACACAATTATAAGCGTGATAAGGGCAAGCAGAATCGGCCAAGACTTAACTAGCATATCAAATGTGTCCATTATTTATCTGCCTTGTCGTCGAGCTTGATAAATATTTTGTCCAGCATTTCATAGACACGTTTCAGGTCGTCTTTATAGTCATTCTTCGATACGTAATCTATCGGCACCGCGTTTAGCTTATCCTCGATCTTATCAATCGATCGAGTGATAGAATTTATCATCCAGCCAGCGAAGAAAGCCGCAACTCCCGCGATAATATTGATTAGCGATTGAGCTTCCATTTACTTCGCGCCTTCGGGTTTATACGGTAAAGAGACTGGATGTTTATAACAGGCTTTCGGATCGCCCTGACCTGCCTCCGTTAAAAACGCTGTGTTTGCGGGAACCTGACCTGACGGACAGCGACAGATAGCGATTCCATCAGCACCACGCTTGCAGTTCCAGCTAAAGCAATTACTCGCCCTGGCACCCTGCTGGATGCTGGACGGGCAAGCCTGTATGACGACATTCATATCCTTGGGCTTGTTGCTGAAATTACTCGCTTCCTGCGGATAGACCATCTTCGGCCAGAATGTTGACCAAACGTGTTCGCTATCAGTAGGCGCACACGTTCCCTTCATGTTACCCATCGCCGTGTCTGCGATGTTCTTGCCATTCAGGATAGGGCAGCGGCACACGACTTCTGGATACGCCACACCGTTGTTTCCGGTGATTGTCTTGCCAGTCGGCTTACAGGTAGATGCAGCGCACAGGGCAAACTCTCCGTTGCAGATGGTGAGTCCCTGCGCGAAGCTGGCTGTAGAGGCAAGCATGGCCGACAGAAAAAGCAAGGTTTTTATCATCTTGTTAATCACCCAAAATGCCAGTTGCCGAGCCAACAGCAGCAGCACCAGTGAGTAATCCTGTTCGTGGTCTTGACGATCTACGAGCTAACTCTGCAAAAATTGCTCGTTGCTCAATCGGGTCAACGCTAAACATGCGTTTTTGTAAGGCTTCTGATGTTTCGGTGCCGATGCCCTTTGCCCTTGACAGAAAAGCAGTGCCGCCAGCCCTCAACATGCTTAACATGTCGCCAGTTGTAGCTGATTGGGCAATTGAGCCGAGCAAGTTTGCCTCATCGCGCACCGCACGATTTTCGTCGGTGCGAGAGTTATCTAAAATTCTCCGCTTGGTTATGCTTTGCTGGTTAAGCGCCTTAACATATTGAGAAAACTCAGTGTAAGAAGCCTGGTCTGGGAAAGCATTTCTTAACAACAGCTTTTGATTCTCTGACTTAAATATTTCCTTAGTAAAGTCTACGTTTTTGAAGTTTCCAAGACGGCTATTAACGTCGGCCATCACGCCAAGCCGAAACGCCTCTTTCTCATCAGAGTTAAGTTTTTTAATCTTTGCTACAGCTTCTACTGGGTCAAGTTTCTGATAGTCATTCCCCATATTAAAGGCATTCTTAATACGTTCAGCATCAGCAAATTCTGCGTTTGCTTTCTTGTAATCAGGATTTAATGATTTGATAAGGTCGTTAAACTCTGTTTTTACTTTTGCAACATCAGCGCCATAGCCTGAAACTTTCTTTGTAAGTGAATCTGTTTCCGCATCAACAATACGATCAAGTCCGATCTTGATCTGGTGCAATATATCAGTCTGCACAAATTGAGAATTACGAATGGCACTAAGATCAGGTAACTGATTACCATAAACCCCGGCGCGCTTAACCGCTTCTTCATAGGCTTTTTGGAATACAGGTCTATCAACATACTGCCGAAATGGAGAAGCACTGATAGCCTTGCTGTAAGCTTCTGGATATGCTTGATTTGCAAGAAGTTTTTGATTTGCTGTCAATGCCTCAAGATACTCAAAACCGTTGACGTTTTTAGCTAATCCAGCTTTTTCAACCAATCCTTTTACGATTTGATTGGGTTGGTCAATCATTCGGCTCACAAGAAACTGCTCAGTGCCACCCTTGGCCTTTGATTGCACGACGTATGCGCTGTACGCTAGGTCTTGCATACTCTTACCCAAGTCGGCAATCACTGGGTTAGGAACACCAATACGGCGTAATTCCTCTAGTGCTAGCTGTGCCTCTGCTGGAGTAAGATTGTCTTTGTTCAGATAGTTTGCCAGCATCTTTGACGATGCAGTTTGCTGATTGCCAATGCCAGCAGAGGTAAGCACATTCTTGATTAAAGTGCCTGCCTTGCTTATCACGACTGGAACTGCACCGCCTAGCAATCCACCAAAAGCACCGCCAACTACAGCATCAGAGGCATAAGCATTTTCTTTCTCTGAAAATCCAACTCCAGATGCCGCACCAGTTCCAGTACCTATTGCAGCGCCACGGACAACTTGCCCAGGAAGAGTCGTCCCTGTAATCAAGGCTTGTGTGCTAGGAGCGAATCGCCCAACTTGTTTAGCAATCCCGAACGGAGCAATCAAACTGCCTCCGATTTCAAGACCAGTTTTTACAATAGGACTGTCTTGCTGAAATTGCTTTCCCTGCTCACGCAACAGATTGCGCTGGCGCTCATACTCAGGGCCACTTATTGATCCGGTACGAAGCGCGGCTTCCAGCTCATCAAGAAAGCCAAATGTAAGCCCTTGTCCAACAGCGCGAGCACTTTCCGCAACGCCGGAGTAAGGGACCGCAGGAACTATCACTGATCCCGTAAATTTTGGCTCATCAACAAATTTAGCGCCTTTGTAATCAATTTCAGTGGTCATGGTTTTGACATCCTTCGACCTTCAGCATTAACAAAAATTGTTCCTGATGGATACTTAGGATTTTTTAGAAAACTATTCAAATCAGCTTGATCTATTACTTGATACTCAAGAACTGGCACATTAACCTGCAAAGGTGCAGACGGAAAGTTTGCGTTTTTTCTGCGTCTCTCTATTTCGTTAGATGCGTCTTGTACGCGTCTCAGATTGATTTCAACTAAACGCTTCATTGCCGCTGCTGCTGCTTGAGGTGACTCAGAACTTTTAAGTTCGTCAATCGCCCTAGTCGCATCTCCTTCTGTTTGTGTGCCTTTGTTTAGACGCAAACTTTCGCTTGCAAGAGTCTTTATAAACTTGTCGTAGCCCTCTCTTGCAATAACATCAGGATCACTAGAGCCAGCAAACTGTCTCACTCTAATGCTTGCTTTTTCTTTCAAACCAAACTTTATTTCACCACTTTTTATTCTGCCAATGAAGTTGTTAGCATCAACAGCTAAATTAGTTGCATCTTTAGCTGTGTCATAATCCGCCTCTTCACCTTTTGCAAGATAGGCCGGTAATGGTTTGTTCTTGCGTTCTTCCTCTTTTCTACCAACTTCAGCCCTTCTATCTTCCTCTTTTCTACCAACTTCAGCCCTTCTCATTTCTTGGTTAAACGCAGCATTTTGCTGTGCCAACACTTGATTGCCTTGTTGCAGCAATTGAAATTGCCGAGTATTTTCAAGTCCCTGTTGGCGCAAGTCCAAAAGTGCTGCTTGATTGGCTTTAATCTGAGCTTGATTTTGCTCAAATTGTTGAACGCGCTGTGTCATATCAGCCAACTCTTTTACCCTAACATCAGCCTTTTCTGGATCAAGCATACCGCTGACAAAACTTTTAGAGTATTGGGTCGCCAATGTTTGCACTGTTTTGGGAAGTGTTGTGTCAGTCGTAAAAACCGCAAACGGATTTTCCTCGCGCATAGAAGAAGCACCAAGTTTGCGAAGGTCTGGAATCAACTTTGCCTGTTCAGAAATCGCGGTTCGCCCTTCAGAACCAAGCGCCATCAACTGAGGTAGTACCGGATTGATGTTGAAAGAAGCCTGCCGCGCAGGTATAGCTACAGGCTGTCCAGTCTCGTCTACCTGCACAAATTGCTGTTGCTCTGGCGTAGCTGGTTGAAAAGATTTTGCGATTAACTCTCTCGCAGTAGCGGCTCTTTGAGAAGCTGCGATCCCTGCCGAACGCCGTAAAGCCTCATCCTGACGAACAAGTGCCTGCTGCTTGTATTTATCTGATTCTTGTAGCAGACCAAACGCAAGTTGTGGGATACCAGCTGCTTTAGCCATCTGTGCCGCCTGGTCGAATGTCTCAGGCCGGTTGGGGTCAATCATGCCGAGGATTTGCTGGCTTACTGTGCGCCTCTGAAGTTCGGGGTCTGTCCCACCAAGCGCCCCACCTATCGCACCGGCCAAGCCATAAGCACCGCGACCTATAGCGTAGTTGGCTTGCTGCATTGGGCTAAGTTGTGCAAACCGCAAAGCTCGCTCACCAGCTTGATCTTGCTGCTGTTGTTGATACATTTCCGGCGTTAAGCCGAACAAGGATTGGACAATTTCAGCCATGATTGACTCAATATATTTATTGGGGGTTTAGGACAATTATATTGTTTATGATGTTCCGTACTCTTGAGAAGTGGAAGTCCCACTAAGCAACTTCTCAAGCCCAGATTTAAACTGAGGATTCTGACCGGCCTGCATCAATATTTGAGCATAAGGATTATAAGCCGCCCCGGCAGTTGTTTGAGCAGCATTCATACCGCCACCATACAAAGCATTTGCGCCCGCTGTACTTTGCCCTTTCGCACCGATGTTGATGCCGATGTTCAATGGGTCTTGGCCTAAACTTTCAAGTTGCCGCATCTGCGCCAGATACGCTTCATATGGGCCGAGCGCAGCAGCTTGACCTCTGTAGCCTTCAGTCAGCAGGTTGCTGCCTGTGCCAAACAGCCCTACCCCAAACGCTGTTTGTTGCTGGCCAGCTTGCATGGCTTGAGCAGCCAATCCAGCGTCCTGCTGCGCCAGGGCGTTGTAGTATGCCTCCATCTCAGGACTAGCCGCGCCGAGGCCAGCACCGCCGCCTGGACGCGCTCCTGTGGCTCCTACAGCCAATCCACCACGCCCAGTTTGGAATAGCTGGTTTTGCAGTTGAGCAAACTGACGTTCACGACTCGGAGCCAGCAGATTCTGCTGACCGGCCATGTATTGTTCAGCGGCAGCCTGTGGCGACTGTGCTAGGTATTGTTGGCCGAGTCCGAATAGACCTTGAGCAGCCTGACCTAGAGGTGCGAACTGCTGCTGTGCCATCTCCGCTTGCGATAAACCGTCGCCAGCCAGCCCCATGAAGCGATCTTGATAGGCACGAAAGGCAGGGTCTAGCGTGTAGCCTGCGCCACTGACTCGACCGTCTGCGTCCTTCTGAAACTGCGACTGGCCGAAGCGCGTCGTGACTCCTACCGGACGGAATCGGGCTTCTTCAGCCGCAA